TACGGCTACGACTTTAGTTAATACTAAGTAATGCAAAGAAAAAAGACATACTCAAAAGGTGTGTCTTTTTTTATTTAATCATCTATAATTGAAGTACCTTATTAAAGGAAATTATCATGCCATCTACCACCATAGCTCGTGGAAATGCTATTAGCACTTTTTACATTGGCCCATCTATAACACCAGTAGCTGTAGCTGCTAATACAACAGCAGTACAAACTTTTAATTTACCTGGCTTACAAGTAAATGATCTTATTCTGTCCTATGGTTACGTAGCTAATCAAATTGCAGGTATATGGATTGCTGAAGCTGATTGCTTAACTGCTGGGGTATTAACACTTCAGTTTGGTAATAATACTGCTGCACCTGTTACTCCTACACCTGGTATTTATGAGTTTCAAATTGTAAGAACAGAAACTTATCCATTACCAACTACTGCTGTTTAAGGGGAATAATCATGGCCTATAACTCAGCATTTACACCTTTTGGGCCTACTTATTTAGTAGGGAGTTTGGCTGCTGTTCAAGTGAAATCATCTAATAACGTGTACCCTAGTGGTTATCGTTTTGTTAATATCACTTCAAGTTTAATCAGAGTTTCTTGGCAACCTCAAGAACCTAATGATGCAACTTCTACACCTGTAGTAACAGCACCTGCTTTAACAGTTCCGTCTGCTAATACGATTGCTATCCCTGCAAATGGTGTAGCGGTACTTAGTGGCATTCCACCTAATGCGTGGTTCTTATCTAGTGCAGCATCTAGTGTAGAAATCACACCAGGCGAAGGACTAAACTAATGGCTAACTCTAATCAAGTTGCAAGTACATCAACTCAAAATATTGTACCTGTTCAAGCAGCATTTAATACTGCTGGTGCTTGTTTAGGATTAGTTGGCCCTGGTGGCGTTTACTTTTCACCACCTTTAATTGGTGATGTAATTACAGGTGCAACGATTGATAGTTCTGTAATTGGTGGTACAACACCATCAACAGGTAACTTTACTTCACTTAGTTTAGGTGGGACAGTTATTGCATCTAATGTTGCACCTGCTATTGCTAGTGGTTTTGGTACAACGCCTACTATTACAGGCACTAATACTTTTGGTTTTAAAATAGTAGTAGGTACTGGTGGTGCTGCTAATGGTGTTATTACATTACCTGCTGCACCTACAGGTTGGGTAGTAACTGGATATGACACAACTAACTCTGCAACCATATTTATTCAACAATCAGCGTACACTACAACAAGTGCAACGATAGTTGGATATAGTATGACTACAGGTTTAGCTGCTAACTTTAGTGCTGGTGATGTTTTAATACTTACTGCTTCACCTTTTTAAAGGAATATTATGGCTGGCCCAAGTTCAACCGTAGACCAGAATCTACTGCCAGTACAGGCATATTTTGATGTCTATGGAAACTTTCAGACATTTATAGGTCAAGGTCAGCCATTCTTTGCTATTATTAATCCTTATCAAACAGAGTTACATATAACTAATAGTACGATTGATAGTACGACAATAGGTGCGACTACTCCTTCAACAGGTAGTTTCACCAATATGACTACTATTACAGGTCAAGTTACATCAACACCTGTAAACCCTAACGATTTAACAAATAAATCGTATGTTGATGCTGTAATTCAAGGCTTATCATTCAAAGCACCTGCTCAAGTAACAACAACAGCCAATATTACGTTATCAGGCTTACAAACTATTGATGGTTATACAACAGTAGCAGGTGATAGAGTATTAGTTAGAAATCAAACTTTAACGCAAAACAATGGTATTTATAATGCTTCTGCAACAGCATGGACACGATCAAGTGATGCTGATACTTATGCTGAATTAGTTGCTGCATTTATATTTGTAGAAAATGGCACGATATATACAGGTTCAGCATGGGTATCAACAATCCCTGCAACAGGTACATTAGGTACAACACCTATCACATTTACGCAATTCAGTAATACTGCGCTATACAATGCAGGTACTGGTTTAACGCTATCAGCCTATACCTTTAGTATTACACCTGTAGGTACAGCAGGAATATATGGTTCGGCATCAAGCGTACCTGTTATTACTACTAATGCTAGTGGTCAAGTATCAGCAGTAACTAATACATCTATTGCAATTGCAGGCTCACAAATTACTAGCGGTACAATAGGTACAAGTTATTTAAGTGGTTCTTATACAGGCATTACAGGTGTAGGAACTTTAACAGCAGGCACATGGAACGCATCAACAATAGGTGTTGGTTATGGTGGCACAGGTGCTACTACATTTACAGCAGGTTATTTAAAAGCTAGTGGCACAAGCGCATTTAGCACAGTAGCATCAATCCCTAGCTCTGATATTACAGGCTTAGGTACAATGTCCACTCAAAACGCTAATGCTGTAGCGATCACAGGTGGCACAATATCAGGTCTTACAAGCCCATTACCTGTAGCAAGTGGTGGTACTGGCGCAAATAGTTTAACTGGCTATATTATTGGTAGCGGTACAACAGCGTTTACTGCATCATCTACAATACCTACTACTAATCTTAGCGGTACAATTACTAACGCACAGTTAGCCAATAGCTCAATTACAATTAATGGTAATTCAGTTAGTCTAGGTGGTTCAACAACAGTAACGGCTAATACGACAAATACGCTAACAATAGGTACTGGACTATCAGGAACGAGTTTTAACGGCTCTAGCGCAGTTACAATAGCAAATACAGGCGTCTTATCATTCAGCGCAGGAACTACAGGCTTAAGCCCATCTACAGCAACTACAGGTGCAGTTACGCTATCAGGTCTGCTTGCATTAAGTAATGGTGGTACTAATGCTAACTTAACTGCATCAAATGGTGGTGTAATTTATTCTACTGCTTCAGCTTTTGCAATAAGTACAGTAGGTACATCTGGTCAATTTTTACAATCTAATGGAGCAGGCGCACCTACTTGGGCTACACCAGTAAGTTATGCTATTGTTACTGACGATACAACAACAGTAAGTACACGTTATCCATTATTTGCTAATCAAACTTCAGGCTCATTATCTACTGAATATACAAGTTCTACAAAATTACAATACGTACCATCAACTGGAATTTTAACAGCTACAGGGTTTAGTGGATCAGGAGCTAATTTAACTTCTATACCTAATGGCGCATTAACTAATTCAAGCGTTACCATAGGTTCTACAGCAGTAGCATTAGGTGCAACTGTAACTACATTTATAGGATTAGCTTCAGTAACATCAACTACTTTTGTAGGCGCATTAACAGGTAATGCTAGTACAGCTACTTCTGCAACTACGGCTACTAATGCGATTAATACAGGAATAACTGACGATACAACGACAGCAACTACTTGTTATCCTAATTGGACAACATCTACTACAGGTAATTTGCCACAAAAAACTGCTTCTACTAAATTAAGCTTTGTACCAAGCACAGGTGTTTTATCAGCAACATCATATACTGGCTCAGGAGCTTCTTTAATTTTTGGTACGGGTACTTTATCTCTTGCAGGAAATGTAACTCATTCTGGTGCATTTGCTACAACTTTTACTACTACAGCAACTACAGCATTAACATTACCTATAAGTGGCACTTTAATTAGTACAGTTACAAATATGGCTGCTAATCCAGTTACTGGCACTCCTTCTGCATTAAATTTTTTACGTGGTGATGGAACTTGGGCAACTCCTGGTGGTGTTGGTACAGTTACTTCAGTAGGTCAAACATTTACAGGTGGATTAATTTCTGTAAGTGGATCACCTATAACTACAACAGGCATATTAGCTTTAACTGTAGCAGGGACATCTGGTGGCATACCTTATTTTTCTAGTGCAACTACATGGGCAACTTCTGCTGTTTTAACTGCAAGTGCATTAGTTGTTGGCGGTGGTGCTGGTGTTGCTCCATCTACAATTACAACTGGTACAGGAGTTACTACAGCATTAGGAGTAGCAGTAGGTTCAGCAGGTGCTTTTGTAACTAATGGTGGCGCATTAGGAACACCATCAACAGGAACATTAACCAATTGTACTTTTCCTACACTTAACCAAAATACAACAGGTACAGCAGCCAATGTAACTGGTATTGTAGCTATTGCAAATGGTGGAACAGGTACTTCATCTAGTGGGGTTTGTAGGGCATGGGTAAACTTTACAGGAAGTACAGGTGTAATCAGAGCATCATTTAATGTAAGCTCTACTACTAGAACAGCAGTAGGTAATTATACAGTTACAATGACAACTGCCGTAGCTGATACTAACTATAGTGTTGCATTAGGATATAGTAATTTAACAGCTACTACTGTTGTATTAGTACAAGTTGGTAATATAACTTCTTCATCATCATTTACCTTTCAAGGTACAAATGCAGGTGGTACAGCATATGTTGATGTTGCTTATAATTCTGTTGCTGTATTTAGATAAGGATAAAATAATGCAATTAATTATACATACAAACGAGAATGGTAATGTTTCAGTAACAACTCCTACAGGTGAGATTAGTATAGAAGCTGTGTTAGCTAAAGACTGTCCGCCTCACGCAATGATTGTTGATAGTTCAGAACTACCTGAAGAACATAATGACTTCTTTAACGCATGGGAATTAGTAGATGGCAAGGTAGTAGTCAATCTAGACAAGGCTAAACTACTTACTAAAGAACGATTACGCATAGAACGTACACCATTGTTATTAGCTCAAGATGTTGCTTACTCAAGGGCTACAGAAACAGGTGCAGACACTACAGCCATTGTTGCTGAGAAGAATAGACTTCGTGATGTTACTAGCCTTGTAAATACAGTAGTTACACTAGAAGAATTGAAAGGATTGTCATGTCAAGCATAGTCGTAGCTGGAGATACAGAGTAATGACTACTTCTGTTTACTGGATACACCCACCAGAGCATACAGATATATCTGGGAGTACAGTATTAACCTTGCCTAGTGTGAGTGGGAGTGTACTTTCATCAACGGCTGTAAGTACATCTGTATTAGGAACAGTTACTAATAAAATAACAATTAATATAGGTGGTACTACTTACTATCTATTAGCTTCTACAAGTGGAGTTTAATCATGGCTAAAAATTTAGAAGTATTTGGTAAATGGTATGATGGGATATTAAATTCATTCCCATTTTGTTTAGATGATACTTGGATTAAAACAATTGGTATCGCTTGGCTATTTACAGTAGAGGGTAAGTGGCAGTTTATCCCTAAGATAGTACCTAGCAATTGGCAATATGCTAACGCCTGTATCTTTGTTAGGTTTGGCTTACCATTTGCTTTCTTCATACAACTACGTGCTAGTCCTACACACTTGTTTCAAGGTGGGATTGGTTGGAAGCAATCAGGCAGATTTGCAATACATTTTCGTTTTCAAACAGATGCAAGTTCAGCTATTGGTTATCATGTAGATATGCCTAATACAGATCATGCAAGTGGCTTTGAATATGGAAGGCATTAAAATGATTAATTACGTATGGAAAATATTAGAAATATCTGCTGAGAATGAGATAATCACTCATGCTAAATATCATGTTACTGCTAATGATGATACTAATTCAGTAGAAACAGAAGGTAATTGGACATTTAATTATCCAATTAATGTACCATTTGCAGATATAACAGAAGAAATGGTTGCTGAATGGATTGAAAAAGAAACTATGAGAGATGGTGTAAATATAATAAAATCTCGCTTAGAAGAACAGCTTAATACATTAAATGTTAATAATACAGTTGTAGCACCTTGGCTACCTCAAGTATTTACTCCTACTTAAGGATTTATTATGACGATGCCACTAGACATAATTTCACGAGCTTTAAAAGATATAGGAGCTTTAGAAGCAGGTGAAACACCAACACCTGAAGCTACTCAAGATGCTTTTGATATGCTTAATGATTTAGTAGATCAATGGTCAAATGAAGATATGATGGTCTATAACACGACTGAAATTATATTTCCATTAATTGCAGGTCAAGTTCAATATACAATCGGCCCTACACCATCTACTGCTAACTTTATTGGTTCAGTATTTACAGGTTCAATTACAGGCAATATTCTGACAGTAACAGGTATAACAAGTGGTGCAGTAGCACAAGGTCAAACACTTAAAGGTACTAACATTACAGCAGGTACTAAAATTGTTCAATTCTTAACAGGTGCAGGCGGTAATGTAAACGAAGTTGGTACATACGAATTAAATATTACTTATACTTCACCAGTGACTTCAGAATCAATTACAGCGTATTACCAGAAGCCTTTATATATTGACCAAGCGTATGTAAGGGTAAATACTCAAAGTAACGGCCAACCTGTTTTAAATGGTGGTTTAGACTATCAAGTCAGTATTTTAGCTTTAGAAAATTATAATCAAATTGGATTAAAAACATTAAATGGCCCTTGGCCTAAAGCACTTTATTACAATCCTAATGCTGTAACAGGTAATGTATTTGTATGGCCAAACCCTGCTCAAGGTGAGATGCACATATTCTCAAGTACAATCTTTAGTAACTATACTAATTTGTATGATGAAATTGCTCTACCTCAAGGTTACTCAATGGCTCTTAGATGGAATCTAGCAGAACGATTGATGCCTATGTATGGCAAAGCCTCACAAATACAAATAGGCATGATTAATCAATACGCACAAGAATCTAAATCTACAATCAAACGTAATAACATGAAGCCTATTGCTTCTGCAAGTTATCCTAGCTCAATGCTAGTCAGCAGAGCAAAAGATGCAGGTTGGATTTTGAGTGGGGGCTTCTTCAGTTGACATATTCCGCTAATTTATGTATGAAAACTTTAATACGTGGTGATTCTTATAAGGAAAGTGATTAAATGTCAGATTTTGGATTTGTAGGGCCAAGTTATGAAGCACCTAGTATCTACCAAGATGCTCAAGAGTGTATTAACTGGCGTCCAGAAATTGATCCATTGAAATCCCCTGCTAGTGCAACTTCAGCAGCAAGTAGAGGTATTGTAGCTTTATATCCAACACCTGGTTTGCAATCATTAATTTTATTACAAAATCAAGCTCAAGTACGAGGCATGAGAACTGTATCAGGTGGCAATTATTTAGTAGCAGTATGTGGCCCTTATGTCTATGTGCTAACTTCAAACTTTGTACCAACTTTAGTAGGCACATTAAATTCTAATTCTGGCATGGTAGGAATTACTGATAATGGATTAAATGTTTATATAGTTGATGGTTCATATCGTTATACATGGCGCATATCAAACCCTGCTAGTGCAGTATTCACAGGTTCAATATCAGGTACAACTTTAACTGTTACTTTATTAAAAAGTGGTAGTATTGGTGTAGGTCAATCATTATTTGGTGTTGGTTTAACTGCTGAAACTGTTATTACTGCTTTAGGTAGTGGTAGTGGTGGCCCAGGTACTTATACAGTTAATATTTCACAAACTGAAACTTCAGAAGTAATGAATAGTGCTGCTGTAGCTGCAACATTAACTGGATCAATATCAGGTACAACTTTAACTGTTACATCAGTAACAGGAACATTATATCCAGGTCAAACAATACAAGGTATTGGAGTAACGGCAGGCACGATTATTACCACATTAGGGAGCGGTACTGTTCTAAGTCAAACAATTACTGCTGGTGGCACAGGTTATAACGTAAATGATGTAATTACAGTTTTAGGTGGTGTATATGGTACAACGCCAGCAACTTATGTAGTAAGTACAGTTTCAGCAGGGGTAGTAACAGGTCTAACAATGACTAATGCAGGTGCTTATACTTCATTACCTACTAATCCTGTTTCTACATCATGTAGTGGTGCAGGAATAAACTTAACATTAACACTTACTTTTGGTACAGGTTCTGGTGGTACAGGTAATTATGTAGTTAGTGCTTCACAAACAGTAGCATCAGAAACATTATATGCGCTTAACTTTAGCGTATTGCCTAATTCTGATGGTGCATTTAGTGGAGCTACTTCAGTAGATATTGTAGATAATTATTTTATTTATAATAAACCTAATACTCAACAATGGGGAGCAACTAATCCTTTATCTCCTATTAGTCAGCCTTTAAGTTTTTCATCTAAAGATGGCGCACCTGATAATCTTGTTACATTAATTGTCGATCATAGAGAAGTTTAT